ATATTACCTGCTACATCTAAAGTACTTCCATCCCATTGAAAGTCAGATGTCCCTGTTATATTAGTAGTAGATGTCCAATGGGCTATATAAGTATCTGCACCACCGCCAGTTACGTCTCCTCCTCCTCCTGCACCTAACTGAATAGTAGTTCCATCGTCATCCGTAAACATAGGAACATTAGGAGCAGAGCCTGAAACCCAGAAGGTTCCCCATCCCGCGCCCGCAGGGCTAGTTATACTAGACTTTTCTGCTATTTGAATTGTATTAGATACACTAAGACCATCCAAAGAAGGAGCAGTTGTAGAACCTATGGCAGTCTTACCTGTAATACGTGCTGTACCTGCTACGTGAAGGGTTTCTCCGGGTGCAGTTGTGCCTATACCTAAATTAGCACCATTGTCAATATAAGAATTACTATTTGCATCTAAATAAATAGAATTTCCTCCAGTAGGCCCTCTTAAATACAATAGCCCTTCGTCACCAGAAGCTGTACCCAATTTAACTATTTCAGTACCATCTGCGTCATTTACTATAAAAAATGTATTGTCACCGTGTAATGTTGCATTAGTTCCATCATATGTAAAATCAGACGTGCCAGTGACTGAAGTAGGGCCTGTAAAATATCCTACGTAAGTGTCCGCCCCACTCACATCTTCGCCAGCAGAAGCAGTATTGGCTAATACCCAGCGCTTAGTAGAGCCGTAAGTATTCTTATCTGATAAAACTCTCTTAATTTTTGCCATAGTGCCTTCTCCGAACTAACATAAAAACGATTTGAGGGGATTAAGGTTCCCCTCGGACCCTGATTAATTTAAATTAAAATTTAAAGAATCTAAGCTGTGTTGTACAGAATGACACCAACTTCAGGTCTTACAACCTTCAGTCCATATCTCATTGACATGTAGGAGCCGATAATTCCGAAACCGGGATTAGCCTCTTCTACGGTCAATGGGCGTCTCTCAACGTACACCATAGGCTTAACTTTGCTGTCGTATATCAAACACCTGTCGCTAGGACACCATGCGTTAACAAGTACTTTAAGTCCGTAAATGTTACCGACGAGTCCTGTCGAAGCAGACGATGCTACCGGCGAACCGGGCATCATTGCAGCAGTTGTTGGGTTGCTAGCGTCGCCAGCCTCACCCTGAGATGCTGTAAATGCTGTAACGAAGTCACCCAAGTCTAGCAACGATTTGTAGTGCTTTGGAGAAATAATAACTGTATCAGCCATATAACCGTGTGCGGCTATAAGGTCTAATGACTTTGTTACATCTTTCAAAGCAAAACTTCCACTACCAGCACCTGCTGCTGCCACGTAGTGACTAGCAATAAGTTCGGCGTCTGCCGACAAACCATATGAATTAATACGGCCTGAATTGACAGTTCCACCCTCTCCTAAGAAACCAGAATAAACATTGGTGGAAAAAGTAGTTATGGTCGTTTCTGTCGTCGCTGCTACAATTCCTCCTGTTGCTATTCCTGTTCCCAAAGGAGCGTCATAAACACCCAAAAGGGCGTACATAACGTGCTTTGTGACGTGCCTATCTACTGCTCTACGAGCTTCGTTAAGCGCCATCTCTACTTCGTTGAATCTTGAATCTTCAATCATACGTCGGGTTACACCAAGTGCCAATCCCCACTCTCCAACCGTTACTCTCTCGGAGCGCAGGTTAGTGTGCTGGTATTGCGGGGTGTTCCCTTCATCAATCTCTTCCATACCCATTGAGGGTCTTCCAAATGTGATATCAATATCACCGCCTGTATCAGTGCTCATAGGTTCTGCGAACATACTCAACGCTGCAAGGTCAGTGACCTTGTAGTCTAAGATTGCGTCTTTATAATCTATAAGAACGCGCTCTCCAGCTCCGCCATCGACGGCTCCTGTGTTGAGGGTTGTTAGCAAACCGGGCGCTGTATCAAAAGTTGTGCCTACCATTTAAATCACCTTAAACGAGAAGTACCTTCCCTAGTGTGTTGGCTCCAGAGTGACCATCTAATGAGATTGCCACACCAGCATCCGCGGTTGAATATGCTACTAGAATACCATCTGTGGCATCTACTTGCATCAATCCGCCCTTTGCTACAGTGCCTGTAATATAACAATTACAGACAATGCCTCTACCTGTGATAACTGACATGTTACTACCGGATGTTGCGTCTACAAAAGCGACTCCAAGAGTGTTTAATGCTGCCGTGCTTACGGCGGGGTCAACTTCTCCATCACTTTCCATAGTTACAACGTGTCCACCAGAAACTGTAGCGCCCGCAGTGAAAGGAAGAATCCTTGCTGGTGCGCCACCATCATTTACTAAAATTTCTGTTGCCATGTCTAATTACCTCTTAGTTTACTTTGGTCAATTCTGTATCGACCTGTGTTGTCTACACTTACTGAAGATGCTCGCTCCGTTACGGGTACGGCTTCACCATCGTTGGATTTACCTTTACCGAACTGTCTCTCGACATCTACGGGAGCTGGCATTGCAGCAAGAGCTTCGCTGAAACCAGTCAGCTTCATCTCGTCCCATGCAGAAAGTTCTACGGAGCGCTCATCTTTATTATCTTCCTCTACAGTTCCCATAAGGAGCTCTTTGGAGATAATCGCTTCCACGGTCTCAACTTTTCTAGCTTCTGCTTCTTTAAGGGTTCTCTCTTCATCAGCGGTCTCTGCATCAGACTTTACATTGGTATCTTCTGTCATAGTTTCTACCTGTGTTGTTTTGTCTTCATTCTCACGCTTTCCATCACACTCGCAATCATTTTCACAATTACAAGGCTTACTTTCGGCGTGTAATTCACATTTCCCTTCAATAGTACATTCCTTGCAGACTGGGTCCATTTTTTCATTATCAATGAAACTTAATTCAGTAGGACGTATCTTGGTGGCATAATTGTCACCCATCACGTCAATATCATTAGAAAGCCAATCAATACTGACATGAGTCATGTCCCCCTGTTTTACCTTGTCCATCACTTCTTGACCGTGTCCCGTTTTATTGGTTATGGTCGCATTCATTTTCACTGCTGTCTTTCCATTTTCCATCTCTACTACTTCGGGGTCAGTAGCCATGCCGATTAAGTCCTCCGTAGTTCGTTGATGGTTAATGTAAATTGGAAGCTCCTGAAAAGCTTCTATATTACTCTTTAAAACACTAGGCTCTATATAAACCTTTTGTTGTTTATCATCTGCTTCATACTCATGAAGTCCAGATGTGATGGCAATCACGGGGAAAGAAGCAGTATCTATCCCATCATCGTCATTCATAAATGTCATATCTTCGCTATCTCCTATGGATAACGCGAATGACCTACTTATGGGTTCTTTGGATTTTCCTTCTACTGCAAATTCCCGCTCAACACCATTCTCATCAGCCCACATGATACACATGTCAGCTGCAAGCTCTGCGTGATTATCAAAACCACGTTTCTTTAATGTTTTTCCCACGGTCATTTTACATTTGTCGTAAGTCATTTTCTATCTCCTGTTGCGTTAGCGGAGGGTTTGTTACCCCTATTTTGTTTTCTAGCGGATTCTTCTTTCTTGTCCTGATTCTTTCCACCAGATATATTAGCATTCTTGTCGCTTTGCTTCTTTTTTAGAGGAGACGCCTTGACATCTTCCGAAGTTTCCATAACAAGCTCAACAGCACCCTCAGGGTCAAGACCTCGTTCTTCTCGGACTTCACCGGGCGATAATACTCCTTCGGACAGATATATCATATCCGTCTTAGCTTTAGTGAATGCATCTAGAACATTAATTTGCCTGAACTTGAATTTAGCTTCTCCGTCTTCTAGCTGAGGCATAAGTTGTGCATTTAATGCACCTTCTACCATAGTCTGTAAATAACGGACATATGGTTCAAAAATAGGACGTGCCCTTTCGGGTTCGGTCCACATCGTCTTGGGAACCTTCAATGCCATATGAATCTTATCTAATATGTCATCTGTATACTTTCCATATTCAAAGGCTCTCTGGGTTCCTTGTAGTTCTTTAATAACTATATCGTTACCATGTATAATATCTTCGCCGGGCTCTAAGGAGTTGAAGGCATCCACCACTTCGTTAATTTTGTCAGGACCATAAGGCATATCGGGAAGTCCACAAGATATATCAAAGCGAGAAGAAGCATACTTGTTGAGAG